TGCAAGATACCAAACCCTTGTTGCCAAGTGAATAGTCCTGCCTTGATGTACTTAGCGTTACGGTAATCCATAAGATTACCTAACTCCATACCCCATACTGTGCGTGGCTTGCCGCCACGATAGGTTTGAGTCTGGTGTAGTAATCCCATGCGGTGGGTGTGACCACACACTACAGACATACCTGACCGCTTTGCTAACCCTAACGCAGTAGCACCAGCCGTAGGCTGGACGTTACCCTCATCACCGTGCATGAGTAACCAACCAGGGGCTAACTCATACGGGTCTTTGTGGTACTTAATCTCTAACTCTTTAAGTCCAAGAAAGTTCTCAAGTTCTAATTCAGGTAAGCCGAGCAACCCCGGCGCTCTCATCATAACTGTATTAAACAGACGGTCAGTATGGTTGCTGCGTACCATATGCTCAACGGTTAAGTCATACAATACCTGCTTAGTAAGGTCACGGTCTCTACCCATAGAGCGTTCAAACTCTAGTTCGGTTCCCTTGCTCCACTTACTAATGGTCTGCATATCCATCTCGTCACCGCATGAAACCACAGTATCGGGTTGATATGCTTTAATGAACTTAGCAACAGCCTTTACTGCTTCAACATCATGGTATGGTACCTGTAAATCAGATATACAGACAATAGTTTTCATTTCTTTTTGGCTCTTCTCTTGTTCTCTTTACCAACATTTTTGGAATGAGAAAGGACGCCTAGGTTTGACACTTTGTCGTCACCTGCGCGTCCTCTATTATTTTTGTGGTCTACATCCTGGGTCTTTTTAAGACTTTTACCCGTAGCTTTTTTATAGTCCAACCTAGCCTTATTAGTAGAAGTAGTAGTAGTAGTGCCGTCTTTCTTTTTCTTTTTAATAACATATATCGGACGACCTCCATTTGCGTCACTACCTTTGTAAGGACCAAATAATTTCTTTATAGTTTTTTTCATTCTGTGGGCCATTTCTCTCTGAGTACCATCAAACCTATGATGGCGTAGTTTGCTAAGTCCTTGAAGGAATCTTCAATAGACTCATGTTCTGGTGCCATATCAAAATTGTATGACGTCAGATTATTTATGCGTGCTAACTTGTCCCACATGCGAACACGCAATCCGTTTAGTGGTCCGCCAGGGGACTGGGATATATTCTTAGGACCGTAATCGTTATGCTTGCTTATCAGCAAGTCAGATAGTTCTTCTGTAATAGTAAGAACATCTAACTCAAACTTGGTTGGTTCACTCATTTTCTTTTAACATCCCTTCGACATCTTTTAAGATGCCTTCCATTTCTGTTTGGACAACTGCTTCTTCTACAAAGTCGGAAAAGTCATCTCCGCTAGCGTTTACCATCATCAGGGCAGCGCTTTGAATATGGTTGCTAATCCCTTCTAAGTCTTTCTCGCTTACAAGCTGCGACAAGATAGCAAGAAAATCAAACATATTAAAAGTAAAGCGTCTATCTAAGCGCACACTCCAGTCGTACTCAACACCACAATGCTCTAAATACTCAAACACATTATAGGTTTTAAATGCGCATTCAATTTCAGCACAGTTAAAATAACCATTCTCTGGCATTAACATTACTGTGCTCCTGTAATCTTATTCTTAAAATAGTCCCCACCGTGGGTCCTGTACATTGAGTTTACATCTTCACCATCGGGCATCTGGACTACAACTAAATTCCCCAGTTCTCGCGACAGTAATTTACCGAACTCATTACCTGCGTTATCCCCGTCAGCAAACAAAAACACCTTGTCAAAGTCTGCTAACAAACGCGAGTAATGTTTCTTCCAGTTACTCACTCCAGGAACTCCCACGGCAGGAATGCTACAAACAACATCGAGAGTGATAGTGTCAATCTCGCCTTCGCAAATACAAATATATGATGCTGCTTTAAAGAAAGCGGATACGTTATATAAATGTGTAGTGGCACCTGTTAATCCCATATACTTTGGTTCTTGCGCATCCATTGATCTAAACCGCAAATCAACTACGCCAGATTTTGTAAGGTATGGAATAGATAATCTATTCACATACGCTTCATGACCCGTTAACGGGTCTAAGACGACGCCCAAGTGAGCCTCCCGTGCTTGTTGAAGAGTAATCCCCCGTTCTGCGAGGTAATCCTCCGCTTCTGCTACTGCGCTGTGGTAATACTTTGCCGCACGCGTTAAGGATTCCTTGTGCGATGCTAACTGCTTCACGAAATTTAACTCCTTCTTTGAGGATAATTATAGCATACCCGTTGCCCTTGTATCCGCAGCCGTGGCATTTGAAGATGTTTTCTTTTAGATTAACTGCTGCTGATGCGTGTGAGTCCTCATGGAACGGACACTTCATCTTTGCCCAACCAGTACGAGTTGGTACTTTAGCACCGTAATGCTCTAGTATGGCAGTTATATCTGGGTTAGAGTTCATTTTCAGTAAAAGGTTTTACCATAATACGACCATCTTTAATAGATACTTTGTTAAGTAAAATTGCTTTAGCAAGTACATCAACCCATGTACTTCCAGTCCAACGCGTTGCGTCGTCTAATTGCTCTATGTTCATTTTTCCAGTGCCTTCCGTAGTAGTGCTACCCATATCTCTACAGGCATTGTAGCATACCACTCACCAACATTGCTTTTGCCTTTGCGTTTATGAATTACGGTACCAGTCCATGCTTTGTCGTTATACATTTCAGTAAGCAATTCTGTTGTCCAGCCAGCTAAATCCATCTTAGCGTGATTTTTAATCTCAATGGTACATCCGGGAATGCCAGAGATGTCACCCTTATCAAGGGTAGCGCCAGTAAGGCGTCTATCTACATAGGGGAACCACTGCTTAAGGTATTTAACTACATCTCGTTCTGCTCCTGAACCTTTGGCTTTGGCTGCGCTGCTCACTTTGTCTCCTTCTCATCGTCCATCGCTCCGCATATAGAACAGGTTACTTGCCCATCTAAATCCTTTACGAAGTCGTGTTCGTGAGTCATTAGTACCACCCGTTTGCATTATGAAAGGCTAACGCCTTTGTTGGTGTACCGTAGCGATGTTGGATATATTTCAATCCTAATTCAATTTGACGAACCATTGGGGTATCAGTAGGCATGTTAATCATTTGCGGAATCCCAAACGCCGATGACTTTTTATTTTTTGCTGTATAATCCCATTTGGATTCTCTGTTCCATAAAGTAAACAAGGCTAGCCATTCGTATTTACTTTGATACATAGCCATTACTTTAATCTTGCCAATTTCCTTGGCGCTTTGCTTCATTGTCTTTATTGGTGCTGGACAGGGAGGTATAGATACTTCCTGAATCGGTGGTAAAAACATCGCACCCACAATATGGGGTAAGGTTCCCACAAAGAGTGCAATCGCTGACAGTCCTGCTATTAACGCTAGTTTCATTTTTACTCCTCAATTGGGGCGGTTGCTTGCGTTCCACAAACACTACACTCCATATCTAAAAAATACATCCCAATAGTACCATCTTCATCGAAGGTGGCCTTGAGATTCCATAAGAAACTCCCGCAGACGCACACCCTGGTAGGTTCACCACGGATGTCCATCGACATTGTGTAATCAGGTTTTAGTTCAGTTATATTTTTACTCATTTCATGCCCTTTCGGGTACATCAGAAACATCCATAGTTTCTGGGTTAAATTGCAGCCAAAAAGCTGTATTTCCAGTAGGGTCTGCCGGACCATATCGATTCTTAACTGCAGCAACAGCAATAAATCCTTTTGCGCCAGTTGAAATAGTACAAATTAAAGCAGGCAACTGCGCTACCATACCTTGAAGTGCGCTTCTTGGTTGGCACGGATTACCCGTGTATGATTCTTTGGTGTGATGCAATACCAAAACAGAAGCATTAGTATCACGCGCTAAGTACTTTAGTTCTTTTATCGTGGAGCGCATACCCGCAAACTCTTCTCCTCCATCATTGGAAATATCCATAAGGTTATCTACAATGATAAGAGTAGGAGCACACCCCCACAATTCTTCAAAGGCCATAACCTCTTGGTCTAAATCAGCAAGTGATGGTGCTGATTCAAATGACCAAAAGATATGTCCTGAATAAGTATTTATAATGTTACGCGCATCGGCAACATTATTAGTTAGCATCAGTTCTGCATCGCCTTGAGTCTTAGCGGTAATCATAGATAGTAGTCTCATAGCCATTGTGTGCGCGTTTGTGTCGGCGCTAACATACAGCGTCGGCACTCTAGTGCGCAAGGCAATAGCAAGAGCAAGAGTAGACTTGCCCGCGCCAGGAGTGCCTGCAATCATAGACACCTCTGAGCGCCTAATGATAACTTTGTTTAAATCAAACTCACGGAATATTGACGGCAACGGTTCGCCGCCAATATCCACACTTCCAACAGCACGGGCAAGGGTTCTCATTATTTAGAATGCACTCCACTCAGGTTCATTGCGACGCAAGAATGCTGGTTCGCATTGATCGGGAGTTCCCTTTGGAGTAGGACACATATATGCTTTCCAAGGACCTTTTGCACTAGCGCCTTCGCGCCTTGTCATGGCACCATGTTTACAGGAACGACCTACAGATGCGGTGCTAGGTGTAAAAGTTGAAAGAGCTATTGGTGTAGCACCTAACGATGCTAAGTTACCTACTGCTTGCGCAATGGTAATTGGTGCTCCCTCGATAGAGGTAGCCATTGTAGTCAGCATGGATTCGCATCCATCTGGACCGAGTACTTCTGACACATGAGTTTTAAACTCTTCATATGTTTCTCCAGCAATAACAAATATCCGACCATCGGGTAGTTTGCTACTTACTTGGAACGTTGCATTAGCCATTTGTTTTCCCTTCGTCTGTTTGTTTTTTGTCTAACTCTAGTGTGTGCCTTCCATTCATCCACTTGCAATATGATAGCACACCGCATCGCCCACAGTTATTGAAGTTTGGCAAAAATATATCTGCCTTGCGTGCTTTATCAAAGGTAGTAAACATCTCTTCAATGCGGTTTGGATTTAAATGTTCTATGTTCCAAGAAGAAATAATGCCAGTGCGTGCATCCCAGAAGCCAGCCTTGTCAACTGAAATCCCTTGCGTTTGCAGAGCCCAAGCGTAAACTGCAAGTTGCAAAGGATGCCTCTGAGATGACGCTCCAGTTTTGATATCGACGAGTACCCTATTCCCGTCGAAGTCGGTCATAACACGGTCGATAGCCAACCGAACCGTAGTATCACCAACAGGAATCTCATATTCTTTTTCAATAAAATTTTCGTAAATATTCCAACCGCCTTTACGGAATTTAATCCAACGGTCTAACATCCATATACCTTCACCGTACCACCACGACATATCTTCACGCTTAGCAAATTGCCAAGTATTCATATCGCCATTTAATTTTTCGTCTTCTGCTACTTGGTCAAACCAGACAGAATTCCATAGTACTTCTGAATTTGGAATATCTCCAGGAGTTTGTTTATCCCATAGTTCGGTAGCCTTGTGAACAGCAGAACCGCCAGTAAACCAGACGGCATGTTTTTCTGGAACTTCATCCAGCTTAGTTAATTTATATTTCCAACCACACTCTAACCAAGTATTGTAGGAAGAGTAAGATACGTGCTTCGGTAGTTTTTCATTCATAGCCGAACTATATCACACTATATCTGCTGGCGCAGATTGAAGACTGCCGGAGTCCTGAATCTAAGAAATGCCCCCCTACCCCCCATAATAAATTATGGTTGGTAGAGATGCTGAACTAGGCTTTTGCCGTCATCCGTCATCTGAAGTTTCTGCCCCGCGGTTTCCCGCATGTGGTACTATACACCATAGGAGGAAACTATGCCGCTGTACGAATATAGATGCAATAGTTGTCTTAGCACTATTGAGGTTACAAGGTCGTATCAAGAACGAGAAACAGAGATTACATGCCCTAAATGTGGGGTGTACTCTACAAGGGTGTACTCTGTACCTGGTGTACAGTTCAAGGGTACAGGCTTCTATAAAAC